TGGAATCAAGAGCGCCTTTAGTGGCGACCTTCTCAATCTTTCCGCGTGAGCGACCACCTGAAGAGTTCCATGACACGAAAGTTCCGACACCAAGTTGAGCATCAGCAGCTCGGCCCATCATCGGATAGGTCTCATCCATCATTGGCATGGATTCTTCAGCCATGTCATCAAGGTCATTGCCCTGAGCATCAAGTGGGTCAGGTGAAGGCTGAGTGACTTCCTCGCCAAGTGAGGCGGTCAGTTGCCACTTGTAGAACTGCTGACCGTCGATAGCGCCAGCAATGAAGTTGGCGATTCCCTGCTGGTTGTAATTCGTGGCGCAATCAAACACATCAGAGAGTTGATCGAGGAAGATGTCATTCGCAGTCAGCAAGTCGCGAGCCAAACTCATCGGGTCTTGACCAGGAGTCGCGTCCTGCAAGTAGCCGAGCGTCATGAACTCAGCCAGACGGAACGGAGCGACCTCGCCAATCTTGCGAAGGTTCTCCGCGATTGGGTCAATCAGTTCGTAGGCGGTCTCATAAATCTTCTGGAACAGTTTGTGATACTCGCTGAAGTCAGCGCCCTTCACGTTCCAGTGTGCACCATGTGCGCGGAAGTAGAACTGAACTGCAGTTCCAAGAAGTTCAGACAACTCTTCGGGCAAGTTAGAAACTATTTCAGTTTCCACCATGTCTCTAGATTCCATGCTTTCGCCTTCCAACGTGGCCACTCGGGCAGATTGTTGTTCTCTAATTTTTGACGACCAGGTGAATCCTGCATCGCCACCCCAAGCAGCCCAAGCAACTCGACCAGCGCTCGGATAGCCGTCATCGCCAGGGTTGAAACCCTGACCCTTCTTGTCAACCTCGTGACGTGCGAAGAATGAATACATACGCAGCACAGTTTCGAGCGACATACGTCTTCCAGCTGCCAAGTCGCTTGCACGCTTACGGCCGACATCAGTGAAACCTGAGCCAGCCTTGCCGTCCGCAATCCATGCCAAAGCGCGAGAAGCCTCGTCACGAACTCCCTGCGGTGGTCGGAATGTTTCAGCCATTAGTCAAGCACTCCCATGACAGGTGCGCTCGGATCAGCATCCTCACCCAAAGACTGCAAGTCACCGCCAGCAGTGACAGTTCCAGCAAGAGCCTGATTAAACTGGTCGCCGCCAACGTAAGGTTCGCGACCGATAATCTGGCGAGCCTCATTCGGAGTCGAAATGCCCTTGTCGACGTAAAGGCTTGCGACCTTCGCCTGAGTCAAAGAGTCGGTGCGAAGTAGTGAAGCAAAGTCGAACACAACATCCTGACCGACTGGCAGGAGTTCAGAAAGAGCAGTTTCTAGACGGCGAACCCAAGGGGTAAGCGTATGCGTCAGGAAGTTCAGGTTCGCCTGTTCCACATTTTGGTAAGTCTGGTTGTCGCCAGTAACACCCATAAGGTGACCGGGGATTCGGTAAACCCGAGCGATGTCACGAATCAACTGCTCGCGAGTGGCAATCATTTCCATGTCAGCTGCGCTGGTCGTGATAGGCGTGAACTTCAAGCCATCAGACAAGACCGCTGGACGGCGACGGCGACGGTGAGTTGCTTCCCATGTTCCCTGAATCGTGCGAGCTTGGTCAAGCGTCAACTTCTGGTCAGTGCTCAGAACGCCAGAAGGTGTAGCGCCTTCGCCGTAGAACTGTGACAGGTGACGATCCATTGCGAGCGACAAGCCCACAAGGGTTCGGGATTGAATCAAAGGTGACACACCAACCAGCGACTGCGGTGGCGTGAACCAACGAATGTGCATCAGGCTGTCGCTTGGCATCTCATTACCGAGGTGCAAATACACGCGACCAATCTGGTCACCGGTCGGCAACACCTGCATCTGGTATGGATGCAACGGCACTAGACCAATCAAGTTGCCACGACGGTCAACATCTTTGTGAATGTAAGCGTTGCCATGAAGCACAAGCGAAGCCATCACCTGATGGATGAACTCGAAAGTGTTTGTGCCCGAAACGATGTCAGGCTGAGCCAGCGAGGAAGGCAACGGAACATTCTTGCGCTGACCGTCAATGACTTGGTAACAGCGAAGCGGAAGCGAAGCCACCGAGTCACACAACAACGTGACAGCAGACATGACGCTCGAAACACCAAGCGCAGTCCACTCATCAACACGTTCGCCAGCGCTCGAAGTAACTTGAGTCTGGCCATACAGCTGAGACAATGGCGCAACGTAGTTGTTGAACTGTGGGTAACGGCCAACTACCGAAGACCGGCGAAGAATGCTCATTCGTTACCTGCTAAATAAGAGAAGACAAGGGCAAAGATGCCGCCGACAATAAGACCGAAATCGACACCGAAGTGAAGGCTGATTCCTGCACACACTGAGCCAGCGCCAGCAATTTCAACTGCTGTGGTGATGTGGTCACGATTCATCAAAGTCACCCATTTCGTCTAGGTCATCAAGGTCAAAGATCATTGGCAAACCGCCACCCTGCCCGTTCCACCAGGCAGCACGTTCGAGGCCCATGACAGCGGCAACCGCCAAGTCGATACGTCGAGCCGAATGTCGGCTTTCTTTCGATAGGCGAGAACCACGAGAGTCGACCCGAAGCGTTGCGTTGCCAACATGACGAGCGAACATCGGGTCGCCATCATGAGTCATCGACTTGTTCATTACGGCTTCATAGAACCGAGTCGTGGCAGGAGTCATGCGCGAAGCCGACTGAGGGAACAATGTCACTGGAAGATTCTCATCCTCAAGCACTTGGAAAGTTCGCGCCCAACGATAAGGGTCGCAAGCAATCTCTTCAACCTGCCACTTCAGGCAAGCGTTACGAATCGACTGCTCGACATCTGCCACTGGAACTTGCCAGTCTGCAGCCTCATTGTCAGGCTTCTCCCACGCCTCAACTACGAAAGCGTGAGGAACTTCCTCGATGGTCACACCAACAATGGCAGTGCAGTCACCATTGAACGAACCGTCAAAGGCAAGCACAACGGCAGTGCCATCCTCGATCTCGCGAGAATCGGCAATGCCATCCCAAGCGCCAGCCGGCAACCAAGTGTCTGAAGTCGACATCCACTGGTTGCAGCGCTTCGTTCGGAACTCAGACTCAGGTGTGCGGTTGATAACCGACTCGAAATCCGAGGCGGCAACAATGTCATCGAAGCCAGGATTGGCATCAAGCCACGTCTTCGGGTCGCGATGGTCAGACTCAGCTGAGGCTTCCCACCATGCGAAGAAGAACGACGGGTCAACAATCTCACCAGAGGCGACCTTCTGGCCGTACTGGTAAAGCCCATAACACAAGGAATCCCGACCGCTGGAATCAGTCTTGACCCCTGCAGTCGTGATGCCCACCATCATCGGCTCTTTGCGAGCGCCCTGAGCAAGGCTCATGACATCCCACAGTTCGCGGTTCGGTTGTGCGTGAACCTCATCGAAGATGGTCAGCGTTGGACTGAGGCCTTCCTTGGTGAAACTTTCAGACGAGAGTGCGCGGTATGTTGTGCCACTCTTCGGGTTGTAAATCGTATCTCGGAACACTTGCAAGAAGTCCGACAGTTCAGGCTGAAGGCGAATCATTTCCTTCACCGTGCCGAACACAATCTTTGCCTGATCACGGTCAGCGGCACAAGAATAAATCTCACCGCCAGAAGGGCCGAGCACCAGATGCTCAAGCGCAAGAGATGCAGCCCAAGCCGACTTGCCATTCTTTCGAGGCAATCCAATCAAAGCAGTTCGGTGGCGTAATGTGCCATCGGTCTTGAGCGCAAACAGTTGACGGGTAAGTTCCCGTTGCCAAAGTCGGAAAGTCATCGGTGAGCCAGCATCGCCAGCAATCGATTCCTTCGTGATCTTGCACAGTGCCTCAGCGAAGTCGACAACCTCTTCGCCACGAGAACGCTTCAAGTCGGCAGGTGGCACAGGAGTCAGCCATCGAGGTGGCCACGCCTGAATCTTGCTTCGCCCCTGAGCCGCCACTAATTCCCCCGAATGATTGTTTCGATACTTCCCCAAGGTTCAAGATGGACAGTTCGAAGTGCCTTCTTGAAGTCGAGGTGATACTTGCTGACAATCGACTTGGCGACCGGTGCGGTTCGGTTGTCTTGCGCCTTGTAAAGCAAAGGCAAGGAAGTGTTGAAGATGATGAGCCGAGTTTCAGTGTTGGCCTCGCTGGCAAGTTGAAGCCAGAAGGCACGATGTCGGCGGTCGATGTGAGTTCCATCAGCGATGACGTTCAAGCCATCATGAGCAGCAACCTCAGCACGACGGCGCAACTGGTTCATGAAGATGTTCGAATCAAGCGACCGGTCAGCACGAAGAGGTTCAGTGCTGGCGATGTGTTCATCACCTGTCGAGTTTCGTGCGAGCCACGTCGACTTCCCAGCGCCAGGAGCGCCCATCAAAACCGTAATCATTTGACCTGTCGCTTGGCAATCAAGTTATCAAGAGCGCTGGCACGTTTCACCTC